GTACTCTTTTATTTCATTAATAACATCTATAAAATGCTGTTTGTCTTGCGATAAAGGATGATATGTTAATACAACTCCGTCCATATAGTGCTTTGCTTTAGACCACCATTTGACTGTTCTACTTGCATTAGTATATACTGTACTACTTGAGTTATACTCACTAATAGTTTTTATAATGTCTTCAAACCCAGGTATTACAGTTACTTCACCGCCTATTAATTCATAGTCTGTGCGTTTATCTAATGCGTTGTAGTGCGAAGATAGTCTTTTTATAGTGTCAATGTACTTATTTGTGCTTAACCAAGGCTTAGAACCATCGTGTAATAGAGGAGGGCAATAGTTACAACTATAATTACAGTTGTTACCCATATTCCATTGAATTCTTATTGCATTAGAATTATTTCTAATGTGCGGACCTTTTACTGATAAGAGGTTAGGAGCCTCGCATGACATCTGAAACTGTACCTAAACTTTCGCCGGCACTACCTATAACTTCAGCGCCTCCGAATGCAAATGCGGTGTTAGCCGCTCCCATTATGCCTATAATTTTTGCTAGTCCTGGACTGCTGATAGCAAAACCTACAAATACTGTACCCATACCCATTAACGGATGGCCACATGTTGCAGGTGTGCCGTTAAATGTAACACTTGCTTTTGCTTGATTAATTCCTGCTCTTACTGTAGGATTTCCTACTGGAAGTATTGCCGCGGCGTGTGGTGCCTCACCATGTGTAAACACTACATCTTTTTCTATACTTACTGGAGTACCGTCAGCGAATACAGTAGGAGCACCAGGACCTATTACTATTCCTTGAGCGTTACTTTGACCTGTTTTTCCTATTACTGGCATGTAAACTATTTATCTGCCAATTCTTTAGAATCTTCCTCTACTACTGTATTATAGTCGTCTGCACTGGATGGCAAACTTTCTGTGATTGATAAAACATGTGATTTATCTATAAAAATTGTTGCAGACTTACTTGTAAAAGTATAAGGAATAACTGCAATCTGCTCATTCGTAACAACAACTAATTTTGGATTGTCTAAACAAATTGTATTGTTTGTATCATCATTACTTATTAGTTGTGCTATTATTTCCATTCCTGATACTGTTTTTATAGTAACTATTTGTCCTAATAACTTATCTATTTCGTACATTATAAACTAAAACCTTTAAATGTGTTATCATCTACATCTTGTTTTGTACCGCCTATGACGTAAGATGATATTTCTGTTTCTTGCGGTGCTACTTGTACTTCCCCTCCACCTATCCATTTTTGTGTCCACGGTAATGGGTTTGTACTACTATTATATATCGCTTCTACACCTACTGCTTTCATTCTTTTGGCGGCAATAAACTCCACATATTGCTTTAAAAGTTCTGCGTTTAAGCCAATAATACTTCCGTCTTTGAACAAATAATCTGCCCAAGCCTTCTCTTGTTCAACTGCATCTGCAAACATCTGTTTACATTCTTCTGCTGTTTCTTTTTTAATTTTTGCAAAGTCTTTATCATCTTGTGGTAAAAGTTTAAGCATTTGCTGTGTACTTGCTAGGTGAACATTTTCGTCACGTGCAATTAGTTTGATAATTTTTGCATTACCTTCCATCTTTTTAAGTTCTGCAAATGCCCAACTACATGCAAAGGACACATAAAAACGTACACCTTCTAAAATGTTTACACTCATCAAACACATCCATAAACGTTTTTTATGCTCGTACTCATCGTAACTAGCAAGTCCTCTTGATCTTAAATCATTATATTCTATAAGTCTATCATAATTCTCTGATATGCTATCTGAACAATCTACTATTTCGTTTATATCTAACATTTCGTCGAATATTTTACTAGGATTAGCATATACATTTCTAATGATATGTGTATAACTTCTGCTGTGAATTGTTTCTGAGAATGCCCAAGTTTCAATCCATGTTTCCAGTTCAGGTATACTTACAATAGGTAATAGTGCTAAGTTAGGTGATCGACCTTGTACACTATCTAATAGTATTTGTCTTTTTAAATTACTAGTAAAAATATGTTGTTCGTGATCTGATAAGTTTTTAAAGTCAGTAGCATCACGTAAAATGTCTACTTCTTCTGGCCTCCAGAAAAAACCTAACTGTTTATCAGTAAGTTTATCAAACTGTTTATACTTTAATGTATCATATCTTTGAATGTCAACTGAACCGGCTGGGTCTAGAAACATTTTACGTTTTGTATGATCTGATTTTTTTATTTTAAATACACTCATTATATTTTACAACTCTCGCAATCTTCGTCATCTAATTCGCCTTGTGGCAAATCTTCTAATTTATCATCTTTGTTTATATCAATCTCACCTTGCCCGTCAAATGTGTTATTATAGTATAATTGTTTACCGCCATACTTATAAAACATCAATAGATGCTGTAATAACATACTCATTGGTACTTTTTCATCTTCGAAGTGTTCTGGATTATATGATGTATTTACACTAATACCTTGATCAATATATTTTTGTAATACAGCCATAATCTTTAAGTATCCTTCTGGTGACTTTTGGTCCCACAGTAAATCATACTTATTTTTAAGTCTTGGGTATCCAGGAACTACTTGTTTTAACACACCATGTTTGCTTTGCTTAATACTTACATAACTACGTGGTGGTTCTATACCGTTTGTGCTGTTACTGATCTGTGCTGATGTTTCTGCTGGCATAAGTGCCATTAGTGTTGAATTACGAATACCAGTTTCTTTTAACTGCTTACGCAATCCCTTCCAATCCATACGTTCTTTGTGTTTAACTAATTCATCAACATCTTTCTTATATGTTTGGTTAGGTGTAATACCGTGTCCATATTTAGTTTCATCATTTTTAGGACATGCCCCTTTCTCCTGTGCTAGTTCTAGACTTGCTTTAATAAGTCCATAACTCCATGCTTCTGCCCATTCATCCACTAATGCTAGATTAGGTTCTTGATATGTGCTGTCATGTTTTGCTAACCAATATGCAAAGTTTATAATGCCTACTCCTAATGGACGTCGGTTCATTGTACTTAGTTCTGCCGCTAATACAGGATATTCTTGATAGTCTAATAATTCATCTAATCCTCTAACTGCTAAATTACAAATTTTTTCGAACTCACTTGGGTCTTTAAGTACACCCCAATTCACAGCACTTAATGTACACAAACTAATTTCACCATCTGGATCGTTAATATCGTTCAATGGCTTAGTAGGTAAGTCAATTTCACAACATAAATTACTTTGTTTAACTGGTGCTACTTCTTCTATAAATGCTCCATGTGTGTTAGCATGATCAACATTCATTAAGTAAATTCTACCTGTGTCTTTGCGTTCTTGTACAAAATTACTAAACAAGTCTATTGCTGGTATAGTTTTCTTTTTAATACTTGTCTTACGTTCTGCTTGTTCGTATAATTCTTGGAACTTACCTTGATCTGCAAAAAAGGCTTCATACAATCCAGGAACATCATGTGGCGAGAACAATGTAATGTTACCGCCACTTATGAGTCTTTCATACATCAGTTTGTTAAATTGTACACCATAATCCATATGACGTACTCTGTTGTCCTCTGTACCCTTATTGTTCTTTAATACTAGTAAGTCCTCAACTTCCAAATGCCAAATAGGATAGTATAGTGTAGCCGCTCCGCCTCTTACACCACCTTGGCTACAACTCTTAACTGCTGATTGGAATAGTTTATAGAAGGGGATAACTCCTGTGTGAGTTGTGTCTCCACTCCTTATAGGTGACCCTACTGCTCTAATACTGCCTGCACCAATACCAATACCTGCCTTTTGACTTACATACTTGACTACTGCACTTGTAGTTGCATTAATGCTATCTAAACTATCGCCTGTCTCAATTAGTACGCAACTACTAAACTGTCTTTGTGGTGTTCTAACACCTGCCATAACTGGCGTAGGCAAGGAAATTTTAAATGTACTGATAGCATCATAGTATGATTTCACATAACTCATTCTAGTTTCTGCTGGATACTTAGCAAACAATGTTGCCGCAATCATCATGTATGCTACTTGTGGTGTTTCAAATATCTCACCTGTGCTTCTATTCTGCACTAAGTACTTGCCTCGGAACTGTTCCATGGCCGCATAAGTTAATACCTCATCACGGTCATGTTTTATAAAATCGTTGAGTTCGTTAATTTCTTCTTTTGTATATAGTTCAGTAAACTCAGCATCATAAAATCCTGCATCAATATTATCTTGTATTATATCACATAAGCAAGGAGGCTCAAATGTACCATATACTTCTTTTCTCAAATGGTAATTGATAAGTCTACCACCAACATATTGATAGTTAGGCGAATCTTCTGAAATTAAATCTGCCGCACTTTTGATAAGTGTTTCTTGTATATCTGTTGATAATATTTTATCAAAGAATTGTATATGAGAATTGATTTCGACTTCACTAGCACTAACACCGCTGATGCCTTCACAAGCATACATTACGACTTTGTGTAGTTTATCTATGTTTAAGTCTTCTAGTGTACCGTCTCTCTTTTTAACCTGCATGTGTGTCCCAAAAATTGTTGTTTGTCGTAAAGTAATATTTACCTAAATTTTATTATAATATAAAACTATTTAGATGTCAAGAAAAATATCTTTTTTGGCTATTCGATGGTATTGAAATGATGTTGAATTCTCTTTAAGATATTCTAACGTTTCTACTTTGCCAGGGGTAAAATTAAATACTTGATCTTCATATAACAGTACAAGTCCTGTTGACCCTGTTATATTATTACTTATCACAGGAAGAGATAATTCTTCGCATTTTAAGAATTTTTTATTCATTAAAGTTGCTGTTAGTACTAATGTAACACCACTTTGACATAAATATCCTTCACTTACAATTTCAAACGGTGATGGCCAACTTTTTGGTGTGTAGTAATCTAAATATCTAGATTCAAATTCTTGAAAGGGGAAGTTTGCTACTATCTCTGATATATCTTGGAACTCTTGCTGTCTAAAAGTTCTCCAAATATTTAATCGTTGTTCTGAAGTAAGATTTTTTGGCAACATTATGTTGAAGTTTTGATTCTTCTCATTATATATTTTAATGTTGCTGGTTCACCTAATGTACTAGTTGCTGTTACTGTTACAATGTTATTTGAAATACTTGCATCAAAACTAACATTACCAGTTTCGTTATCGCCTACATCTGAGCCTACATCTTGGAAAGCAACATTGTTATTTCCGCCTGCAACATTGTAACCTGTTAAGTTTAATGTACCTACTTTTGTATATGCTTTTATAGGTGCACTAGAACCATAACTTACAACGTAATCTAAGAAATATGCGCCATATGTAGAAATATCAAATTGTATATCTTTTGTGCCACCACTTGCAATACCAACTGACTCTGGTTCGTCAAATGTACTTACTTTATCTAATGTAGCCGCCGCTGTCTTAGTAAGTAATTCTAAATTAGTATTAAGTGATAAAAGTCCTCTAGTATCTTTTGCAATACTTAATGCTGTATTAGTATATGTACTATATTCAAAGTACAACCTATTAACTAAATCTGAAAATGCACTTGCTTCTTCTTTTGAATTAAAATACAGATATTTGTTTGCACTATCTGTTGCATCTAAGAAATCTGTATATGCAAGAGTAGTAATATCTGAAACACTAGAATCACTTAATGTGCTACCTACAGATATATCAGTATAAACATTAATATTTGCTTGATTAAGATTTGTGTTTAAGAATCTTTCTAGTTTTGCTCTTACAGTAGTATTACTTGTATATTCCTGTTCTGCTAATTGTAATTCGTTTAATGTTGTTCCATCTTCGTGTAACCTAAAACTAAGTGGTACACTACTATAAGCAGGCTTATGTGTAACATACACTTTTTGATTACTTGAATCAGGTAAGTATTTTAGTTGGAACCAATCATATGTACCTTGTAAATTATCTACAATAGTTATTGCCGCTGTAACATTACTTGCACTACTAAGGTCTACACTATGTATAGGACCGTGTGTAATATTTGCATTAGAGGCTACAGATGATGTTGCTGAAAATACAAGTGTTGTTGTATTACTTGATGATAATTGATAATGGTTACCATCAATATTACTATCGCCTGTGCCTGTTACATATACAAAATTAAGATTACTTGATGCGTTATAATCTATAGCAGAATTATCATAATTTAGTGTAACAGTAGAACCATCACTTGAATATGTATCAGTACTAATTTTATCACTTCTGCTAATTAACAAATTACTTAATGTAACTGTAGATGGATCTGTCATGCCAGCAACACTATCGGCAGTTACCGCAATATGCTTATGATTTAATCCTATAAATCCTGTACCTGTTGTAGAGGATATAATAATATTATTCTCAGAAATTTTTCTAAATGTAGGAATATTTTCTGCTTCATAAAAATTTTCTTGTACGTCAGATGATATTATTAAATTACTTGAAGGTGTGTCAGGGTCACCATTTAGAGTCTGTAAAACACCATTTTTATCATAGTAAGTAATTCTAATATCGTCTGTAGATTCTAATGGAGATCTAAAATAGATAACATGAGCGTTGCTAGTATCTTTACTTGCAGAAAAGAAATAATCTTTGTCACTTGCAATGTTATCTGGTATAGCAGATGCGTTAGCAATATAATTTATACTGCTTGGATCTAACTTTGCTTCAATTGAATTGTCGCCAACTAATACTTCACTATTTTTAGTAACAGTAATGTCTGTTGATTTAAAAGGTAATAAAGTTCCAATGTTATGATATGTTGTAACGTTAGAATCAAAAATTGCTGAGTTTGAATTATAACTTAGTTGTCTATCACCTGCCGCTGGAACACCTAATAAACTTTTTGTTGGTAATGAAAATTTTATAATTTGATTATTATAAATGCTTTCCACCATATCTTGTGAATTGAGTGTTTTTTCAAATGTTAATTGTTTTCCTGCTTCACTAGATGCATCTGCTCCAATATAGACTTGTCTACTATCTGTCGCAAGACCAATCTCACCTGCTCTTAAAGGTTGCGGTAAGTCTTGTTTTAGTCCTCGTCTATTTTGAATTCTTGATACTATTACAGTATTATTAGCCATTTACTAGTCTCCTAACTAGTAGTATTTATCACTTTTAGGAATACTTGGAATAGTAGTCGGAAAGTCTATCGGCCCATTTATTACAATACTGTTCAAATTCTTCACCTTCTATAACAAAGTCAGCATATTTGCCTTCTCTATCTATCATAAGTATTGCAACTTTTTTAATGTTACTTCCAAACATTTCATTATGTGCTAATGCATAAGCACATCCTTGCATGAAGTAATCTTCTATCCACTCTCTTTTTTTAATCTTTTTAGCAGTTTTAAAATCTATAATCGCTTCGTCTCCTTCATAGATTCCGATAGCATCTGACGTTCCTGCATATAAACCTTGTGCAATAAGTCCTACTTCTACCCCATATATTTTATTAACTTTAGATAATCCCTTATCTATCATTTCGTTAACCATAGTCTTTGCCATAACACTTATATGATTATTTCCTTTAATTTCGTATTCTTCTTGCAGTATATACTTTTCTAAAGCATTGTGAACTTTAGTACCAAGTCCTGCTGACTCTGTGCTTATACGAGTTGCTTCTGCTTCGCCTACACGTTTACGCCAATTAATTAAAGCAGTTTTATCACCGGTGGCTGAAAGTATAGTAGTAACACTAGGAACAGGATTGTTATCCTCGCCAGTATATTGTCGCTGACCACTTTTTGCTGTGACTCGTTTGAGTTTAGGGTATTCGTATTTCGATACAAGCATAGTTTATTATAACAGAAAAATTTAATTAGTAAAGATATTTACCAGGAGATGTTCCAATTGATGGTATTGTTTGAACTAGAATTAGTTGTAACACTAACTCCGTACCCTAAATCTTCAAAATGTTTCTTAACATAATTTAATTGATCTAGTTTTGTAGGGTCTGTGGATATACCATTCCACACATTATAGTAAACATTACTATTTGTCATTTCTGTCATACTTGAGACATTTGCATACAACAGACCAGCATCTACATTTGATAATACCTTATTTTCGATAGTAGTAACTTCAGCATGAATAACACTATTATTTCGTGTATCTTTTCTAGCCTGAGTTGCATTAACAAATATGTTAGCCATTATAACTCCGATTTTATATCGCTTAGTGCTTGATCGCCTGCCATCTGACTGACATCTACACTAGGCTCTACTTCAGTATCTACATCACCGGATAACTGATTAGCAGGAATAATTTCAATGTCGTTCGCACTACTTACATAATCTGATTGTTGTGCCGCCAATACAATTTCTTCTATACTGACATCTTGATTTTGTTTTAATAGGTGTATTCTAAGTTTTTCAGTTGATACTTTTTCTATGCCTTTTTTCATAGCAAGTGCTAAAGCATCATCTAATTGTGATTGTAAAGATTCGCTTTGGCTGAATTCAACTATTACTTCATTAATAAGCATTATGCTTCAATAGGTGCTCTACCTAGAGGCTCTTCTTCTGGGCCTGCCGCCGCTGGTTCGTTGACATCCATTTCAGGCTCAGCCATTGCTAAATCGTCTATAGAATCGCCACCTAATTCTGG